ACCTCATTGGCCAGCTGCTCCTGCGTCATGCCCTTTGCAAGGCGGCAGGCACGGATGCGTTTTCCGATGTCGGCGTAGTCCACCATAGTACAAGTACCCTCCGTTTTGTGAAGTGATACTTGTATTGTATGTGCAATCGACCGGGATTGTAATAACCTGAAAGTGCAGTGGATTTATAAATACTAATCGTTCAGAAATACTTTAACTTCCTGCTTTCCGTCAATCGTTGTCACAGCAGTAATGGCATCCGGGCGGAAGGAGTCTCCCGGATAATGCATTTCCAATTTCAGATTGACTTTTTTCCCAGCTTCCACTTCCTGTGCCAGTTTATTCTCAAAATTTTTGAATTCGTTCCGATTTAGTCCAGAATCCTGCGGAATGAGATTTTCCAAATCGTTTGCCCCATCAAAGCGATCTGCAATTGCATGACCTCGATCATCGGTACTTTTTTCATATCCTTTTCCAATGTCATGGATGCTGTCTTTAATTTGCAGACGACCATCATGCTCTTTCAGATGCAGGTCTCCTTCGGCTGTAAACAGCCTTCCAAGGTGATCGGTAGTGTACTCATATCCGTTTCTTTTATACTCTGCATCCGACAAAAGATCCTGCTCCATACGGTACGGCATTCCATCATCGTTATTTTTGTATTCCAGCTCTTTTTCTAGCTCTGCAAATGACTTTTCCGTAGCAGCATCCAGTTTTTCTTCTGCCTTTTCTGTCACGCCTTTCTGTAGACGCTCAAATGACCGTTTGACGACATCATCCAACCCAATGTGCGTTTTTGCTTCCATCGGTTTCGCTTCTGAGATTTCTCGCCTCACAGCACACGACCTCCCTGCCGCTCAAAATTCGTCCTTAGATTATCTACAGCCTTTGCATCCGGGTTCAGGCTCATGCCCATGCTTATCACGCTATTTAGCACCCAGTCTGCAGCAGCAGCTTTCAGGCCGTACTGTCCCTGCAGCTGTTCCAGAAATTCTTTACGGGGTGTGAGCGATTTTTCGGCTGCGGCACAGTAATCAACGACTGTACCGATCCCACCAAAGAAATCGAACACAGCTTTCCGAGTCTTAGCCACATCCAGTTCGCCGCCTGCAAAGACCCGTTCCAGGTAGCGGCTGTCCTCAGGCTTCAGCACAGTCTCATGGCGTTTCAGCCAGAGCTTCAGCTGCTCCATCTCCGAACTGCTCAGCGGTTCCAGCTCTTTGCCCACTGCCAGTTGTCCGAATACAAACTCTGCGTTGATTTCATGCGGCATTTTTGAAGGCTTGTGGTAAACAGCATTTTCCGGCATGGGATACGCCTCGATCTTGCAGAGCACCGCCTCCGGCCACTCGTTCTGGTAAACGGCAGCCACACCCAGCGGCAGCTTGGACAATTCGTCGATCTGTGCCTCCTTCAGAGCGGCAGACTTACCTACCAGCTTGCGATCCTCTTCGTCCGGCAGGCGCAGAATAATTTTGGTGTTCGTGTTGCGGATGACCGACATATCCAGCAGTCCGGGTGCCTGGTCTGCAATGATAAACCCCTCACCATAAGTACGCATTTCCGCAATGGCATTTGCCAGCATTTCCACCGACTTGCCCTGCAAATTTGCACCTTCCTGTGATTGCTCTGCCGAGGTCTTGCGCAACAGGTTGTGTGCTTCTTCCAGCACTGTGACATGGCGAAGCCTGCTGTTCATCCCGCTGCTGCACATCCGGTATTCCTGTAACTTCATCACCAAGATGCCCATCAGCAGCGATTTCGTTTCCATAGAGCCCACACGGCTCAAATCTACGATCACATTCTGATCGAACATTTCAGCATCGCTCAGCGCATCTTCTGCGCAAAGCACACTTCCATAAATACCGTTTGTCAGCGACTTTACGCGGGTGCACAATGCGCCCACATAGTCGCTTTGGGTATCCTTGGAATAATGCGACTCTTCAATGACGCCCGGCAGAATATCCAGCAGGTCAAAGAAGGTTGGGAAAACTCCCTTCTCGCTCTCAGAATTGCGCAGATCCCAGCCTACTTTCTGATAGCTGCGCTCAATAGCATCCTTCAGCACCGCTGGCATGGCTGCATACATCGGCCAGCAGGCGTTGAATATCTCCACCAGACGGTCAATATGTTCCAGAATATGGATATTCTCAGGGAATGCAAAGGGGTTCATGCGCAGCAGCGGCGTTTCTCTGGGGTTTGTACCAAACACCTGCACATCTGTACAATTGCCGAACACGTTCTTGTATTCGCCCTTGGCCGGTTCCACCACAAGAAACGTCGTTTGTCCGTTCTTTGTGATCTCATCCAGCAGATGGTAGACCGCATTGGATTTGCCTGTGCCAGTCGAGCCAGTGATGAACGTATGGGAAGCCATCGCCTGCCGGTTCAAGAGCAGTCCTGCCGCTTCCTCTTTACCCATGTGGTAAATCTTGCCCAGATTCATCTTGTCCTCATCCGGCATCGCCTCATCCGGCACATTGCGGCCAAACTCCGCGTGCTCAATAATTGGCAAGCCGTGCACTGAGCGGGTGGGCAAGCCAAGATGCATCGGCAGTTCCCGCCCGCTGACCAGCGTACCTGCCGTGTAAAACAGACTGTCAGCTTCATTCTCCCAGAGCTGGCGTGCAAAGACAGGGTGTGTAAACCGTTTGAGATATTCTCGCATAGCAGTTACACTTGCACGGTCCTGCCAAAGATTGGCCGCACCGCTTTCCACAGAAGAGCCTTCTCCAATCATCAGCGAACGATATGTATTAGCTGCAAGAAGAGCCTTGCTGGGGCGAGAGGACAAAAAATAAGCCGCACAACTGTAACAGCCGTAATCTTCACTTTCTTTGGTACGCTTGATTTGCTCGTCAATTCGTGTCAGCAGTTCTTCCACCGCCTTGTTGCAGACTTCTATCTGCTGCGTCCGCACAGTGCCGTGCGTATCCGTCGTCCCGTTGGAATGCTGTTCATTGGTGCTGTGCGCATTGCTGCGTTCCACCGTAGAGCTGTCTGTGTGCGCCGTGTTGTATCCCCGGCTCATCCCAAAGCCCATCGACTTTCCGATGCTCCGTGCCGTACTCCATGCAGTCCCATTTGTTTCATGTCCAGCCACCATAGGCACCACAGCGCCAAACAGCGGTCCAGCCTTTACCGCCGCACCAACTGTACTCGCCGCCGACACGATGGCTGCTCCGGCAGGCGGGAAGACTGCCGATGCCGCCACTGCTCCAAGCGCAAGGATACTCGCACCAGCCGCAACGCCGACCATCGTTCTTTTGCTCGGCAACCGAAGCCGTGTGACCGCGTGCGACTGTCCTATCGTATTCGTCGTTCCTTGGTTCATTCCAGCGTTAAAGTTAAATCCCGTGTTTCGGCCTTGTTCATCGCTGAAACCACTGCTCGTTCCGTCCGTTACCGTATCCGATGTGCCAGAGCAGAACGTCTCCATGACCGCATGGCTTTCGTTTTCTGTATAAGACCACGTTGTTTTGCGGAACGGAGACAACGCGCTATACAGTTCCTCATATCCATTTCGGATGCCAGCCTGTGTTTCTTCTGTAACTGGCTCTGCCAGAAATAACGCTGTATAAGCATCGCCATCCATTGCATCGATAAAACGCTCAATGCCCTGAATAAATGCTTTGTCCTCCGTCTTGGATTTATCTCGCAATGCCGCAACGCAGGAGACAGAAGCGATTGCCGATTGTGCCGAACCGAAAGAACCGTTATCGTCTTCCAGCAGCGCGTCAATTTCTTCCTGATGGAGTTCCTGTACTTCCGAACCGGGGAAGTTACTCTTCATCCCTTTTTCCAGCGCATCACCGGAAATTGCAAGGTCGCGGTTATCGATGCTCTGCCTGCCCGGATTCTGCCGCACCCCCAAATAAATATCTGCCGGTGCACCATCTGCCGGAACATCGATCATCACAGCCAGACTGCAACCAAGGGCCATGCTGGAATGATAAACGGTGGAGAGTTTTTGGAGCATATCCTCGCCTTTTTTCAGGGTCAGCTCCTTCATCTGGAACAGCTTGATGCAGGTCTTGACATCCAGCGTTTTCTTCATTTCTTCCGATGGCTCCACCAGCGAATAACTCTGCAATTCCGGCAGATATTTTTTGTACACCAGATGGTCTGCCAGCGTCAGTTGATTTGCAAGTTCTTCCATCGACTGCCTCTGGGAGAGATCCTGATTCGTCATTTGTAAATCGTTCATGTTGGTTTCCTCTTTTGACAGAAAGTCGTTTTATTCAAACATCGCTGCACCCATCACGTTTATATCTTCAACTGCTTTTGTTTGGTTCACCCAATATTTTCAGAAATCCATTTCCAATGCCATGCGCAGTCTTTTACGATTTGATGCTTTTTCTTTTGAGCGTTCAAAGCTTTTGTTCATCTTCAAAATTTCATCCATGGTCGTTTTGGTCTGCTTTCCTGCAAATACGTCCCTTGACATTTGCTTTATGGCTTTGCTCATCCTGCTTGCATCTTCCTTGGCCTCTGCTACTATATAGAGCACATCCGCGCGGTGCTTATCCTTTTCCACACCAATGCCATTCTGGTAGCAATAGGCCACATTGCTGTCTGCCACATAGAAACCATGATCTCCTTCACTCGCTGCCCCAAAATGGGCCAGAGCCTCTTTCCCATCTTTGGGTACACCAATGCCCCTTGCGTAGCAAACGCCAAGATCATTTATTGCCTTCATATATTCCTGCTGTGCTGATTTTTGGTAATACTCTACTGCTTGTTTCACATTTTGGGTCACAGCATTTCCGATAAAAAGACACGTTGCAAAAAGGTACTGTGCCTCAGCATCTCCTTGCTCCGCTGCCTTTTTATAGTACTTGACAGCTTCCGCAGGAAGTTTGTTTACACCCAACCCCTTCATATAGCATTTTCCAAGATTTCTCTGCGCTTCCTTCGAACCGTTCTCTGCCGCCTTTTGGAACAGTTCAAACGCTTTTCTCGTCTCTACCCCCACTCCAATATAATACTCGCCCAATTTATTTTGTGCGTCGGCATTTCCCTGTTCTGCGGCCTTTTCGAGCCATTCCATAGCCTTACTCTTGTCTTCCTCTACACCAATTCCTGCAAAGTAGGAACATCCCAAAAAGAATTGTGCTTCCGCCTTTCCTTGTTCCGCCGCTTTTTTAAACCATTCAAAAGCTTTACGCTCATCTTTTTCTGCTCCGATTCCCTCAGAATAAAAATTTCCCAAAACAACCTGTGCATCTGCATAGTCTTGCTCAGCGGCTTTCTGCACCCAGTAAAGTGCCCGCTTTTCATCTTCTTCAACACCCAAACCATTCAGGTAACAGGCTCCAAGATCATACTGTGCAGCAGCAAAGTCCTGTTCAGCAGATTTTTTGTACCATTCGATTGCCTTCTTTTCATCTTTTTCGACCCCATATCCATTAAGATAGATACCTGCCAAAACATATTGTCCTGCGGGATGGCCTTGCTCCGCAGCTTTTCGGAACCACTTTATTCCTTCTTGCTGAGCAGGGTCGTTCCAATCCGCGTCATCATTTGCTAAGGTCAAACCATATTTAACCTGCGCGTCTGCATTTCCTTGCTTTGCAGCCAGATAGAACCACTTTTTTGCTTCTTCTTCATCCTGCTGAACTCCATCTCCGTCGCTGTACATATCACCTACCACAGACTGTGCATCCGCGTCTCCCTGCTCTGCGGCCTTCTTCATCCATTTGAATGCTTCTGCATGGTCTTGCTCAACACCTTCACCATTGTAATAGCACTCTCCCAGATTAGATTGCGCATTTGCATAGCCTTGTATTGCTGAGTTGTAAAACAGCTCAACTGCTTTCTTCAAGTCTTTTTCAACCCCCTTTCCCGTTTTGTAATCTAACGCTAAATTGCATTGCGCCTTGGGATGGCCTTGTGCCGCTGACTTTGCATACCATTTGGCAGCTTCTTTTACATCTTTTGAGACACCTTCACCGCGATCATAGCGGACACCAAGACGATTTTGCGCATCTGCATTTCCCTGTTCTGCGGCCTTGCGGTACCACTTAGCAGCTTCCACCATATTTTTTTCATTACCTTTGCCTTCTGCGTAACAAAGGCCAAGCCGTAACTGGGCTTCCGCCGAATCATACTTTTCCGCAGCAGCTTTGTATGCCTGAAACGCTCCTTCCTCATCGCAGACCTTTTCACACCGCTGTGCGCTTTCCAAATATACTTGCGCATTGTCCTCTTTGCTCGTCTCTGCAACCATTTCACCAAGACCGTACTGCTGCACACAATAGGCAAACACACTTTTTGGCATATCTGAGCCGTAGAAATAGTAGCTGTATTGGGTATCAGGCCCTGCATTCCGTGTCTGGAGTTTTACTTCTTCGCCAAGACCCTTCCAGCTGGCACGGCCCGAAACAGGCATAAACCATTCTGGAATAGGCTTGTTTTCAATGGCTGTCAACCCTTCCATCTCGCATTTGTCGATACGGATAGATTGCAAAGCATTATCCTGATAGAAAACTTCGACCCGAACCTTGTTCATACAGCAGAACTCCTTTTATTTTTTCATTTCCGATATAATTTTGATGTAATCTCCCTGACTTCTCACCCACATATTGATACCTGTACCGAACACCTCAGCTTCTACGATCCAACCTTTTTCTGTTACCTGCAAAACCTTTGCAGTGGGCAGTCGGTCGAGAACGGATTCCAGACTTGGCCCGGTATACTCGAACCGGATGGTCTGCAACTCGCCGCCGTACATAAACTGGATGCGCTTGCGCATCTCGCCCTCCTGAAAGCGGTCGGTATACCGCTGGGCAAAATGCCGGTCGAGCGTCTTATAGTTCTGGATGCGGTCGATGCGGTAAATCGTCGGGGAGTTATCCTGCGGATTCTGGAAGTGTTTATCCTTGTCGATGCCCTCAATGAACGCAGCCAGATAGAAATAATACTCGCTGAACAGGATGCCCACCGGCTCAATAGTGCGCACACGGGTCTCGCCGTCATGGGTACGGCAGTAGGTAATTTCCATAACATTGTGATTTTCTACTGCCGTACCGATTTCCCACAGGCTCTCGATAAACTTCCGGCCATGCTGCGGCTCAACGTAATGGAAGCGTTCGTTGCTGATGAGGTCTTTGACCTGATTCAACCGGTCCAGCGGTGTACAGGCCAGGATCAGCTTGTCCAGAATGGGGAACATTTCCTCCTTGACCATGGAGCGGCTTTCCAGCAGGATCTTGCACACTGCCAGAATTTCGCTGCTGGTAAGAAAGCGGGAAAGCGTGTCATCCAGCAGATAGCCGCCCTTTGCGGAGTTATACAAAATTTCCCGGCGTGGCTCGCTGTCTGCAAAATGATTGCGCAGGGTGTCAAGGTCGCGCTGGATGGTTTTCTCACTGACACCGAAGCGATCAGCCGTTTGCTGTTTGTTCAGCACACCGCCCTGTACCAGCACCTGTTGGATATAGAGTATACGGTCCAATCTACTATTATGCACAGTTCATTCTCCTTCTCTGCTCATTGTAACACAACACAACTATCACTGCAATTCTTTGTGTGAAGTTTTGTCGTTTCACGGAATTACAAAAAAATTTTTGTCTCTTTTGCACAACCCCAGTATACAAAAAAAGATGGACAGACTTCCTGTCCATCTCATAAAAAGTCAAGGTAGACTATTCTTAAATTGCCAACCTCTTTTGAAGCGATAGGCACTGTTCATCAGTTCATCTGTGATGGTGTAAAGAGCCCGGCGTGGCGAACCATATCCGCCAATCAGCCCAATCACAATCGCAAGATTCAGCACAAATGCAATGCTCAACAGTACCATTAAAAACTTTTTCATACGCTCTTCTCCTTCTGTCTTATGATTCCGTCACTTTTCTGCCCTCATTATACAGATTTGGCTGGACGGTATGGTTGTCCATCCTACACAAGCCACAAAAAAGGAACACGGCATTCTCGTTTTGAATGTCCCGTGTTCCTTCTGTCCGCGTTTGCAGAGGTTTCTTTTACATAGAAATCAATCCTTCATTTCAGCGTCCTCCCGAATCTGCCTCTTATACTTATAATAGGTGTTCCGGGCAAGCCCAGTCAATTTCATGCACTCCATGTCATCCAATGTGCCGCCGAAAGTCTTACAGTGGGTACGGATGATCTGCTTGGCTTCTCTGGCTTTCTTCGTTTCAAAGCCAACACCCTTTTTGCGGCCAACCTGCTTGCCGTTCAGCCGGGCGGTCAAAAGGCCCTCACGGGTGCGCTGGTGCAAGTCGGCAACTTCTTTTTCGGACTGCTCAAAGGCCAGCTTGATCTGCTCCTTAGCCAAAGCCATCAGATACTCGTTGATGCCCTTCAAGATGAAGTCTACATTCGTCCCTGTCATGGCAATGCTGCCGGACAGGGCTTTTTTGTAGGTCTCGGTGTCGATGTGGTGCTCTTTCAAGAACACCAGCCGGATGCCCTTATGGTAGAGGTCTTCGTACAGAGCAAACCCCTCTTCTGCATTTCTGGACATCCGGGACACCGAATCGAACACCACCGTATCTCCTGCTTTCAGAACCCGGTAGAGCTTCAGCCACTCCGGGCGAAAAATGGATGTGCCGGTGTAAGCTTCCTGCACGATATGGGCAGTCGGGTATTCTGCCTTGATGTTGCGGATCTGGCGGTCGATACTCTGTTTTGCAGTGGAAATTCTGCAATAGCCATAAATACTCATAACTTTTTTCTTTCTGTATCAAAAATGCCGTAGGTGCAGAAAAGTATCAATTACAGCGAGATTGGGCAATTTATCTTAGCAGATTGATAACGCTAAAATGACGAACGGCATTTTTAATACTTTTCCCGCACAAGTTTTCTGTCATTTTTGTTTCACATAGGTCTTTATGAATTCTTCCACTGTGACACATGGCTTTTGATTTTTCTCTGTTCCTCCAAACGGAGCATAGTTCCAGTCCGTTTCCTCGTCAATATATCGCCGCCCATCGTCCGGCAGTTCCAGCGGTTCCGCAAGGATAATGGTGCCCCAGTGGTTGACCATCACAAAGGGGGCAATCTCGCAGGGAATACCCCGGCACTCATCGTCGTGCCGGACATCGTAGGCATACAGACCATCCGGGATGGTGTCTCTCTTGATGCGGATGCTGGTGAACAGCGCTGGCTTTCCGCAAACCGTGATCTCTTCGTAGTGTTCGGTCATTGCATTAAAAGTCATAAAGCGTTCCTCCTTAAATTTCAACAATAAAGGCTCTGAATTTCTCTTTGTAGAAGTCCATTGAACTCTGCGGCAGAGAAGTCATATTTCCTTCGTTGTCGCATCCGGCCAGAAATCCCGGCCCTGCAAGAACATCGGCTCCATCCCACAGCGGACGATTGAGCGGCAGGCCAAGCAGCTTGCCTTCATCATTGCAGACCAGTGTGACCTCTGAACTGGTGTCACTTAAGGTGATGCATTCAATCAGCCCGCCTACAAATTTCTGCATGGCTTCAAGCGTGTTGTCCAGATCAATCTCCTTTGGCAGCTCCATTGGCAGTAGCGCAAGGACTTTGATTTTTTCTTCTTTCATCGTAAAATCTCCTTCTCCTTATGCTACGTTTAGCCTTGTAGCCTTATAGCAGTCATGGGTGGCTGCAAACTCTGCCGCCTGCATGATGGAGCCATCTTTCAGCTTGACCCTCTTGATGGGCTGATTGCATCGGGCGCAGATGCAGGGCACAGGCGGCTGTTCCTGCTTCGGGGTAGAGGATTTCGGTTTCGGCTGCTTTTGAGGTTCAGCCTCCGGCTGCGGTGCAGCATCTTCCGGCAAATCCTCTCCGGCGTAGACATAGAGACCAAGGCCGAACATAGCAAGGTTCTTCACCAAACACCGCATGATAGCCTTATTCACGTCGAACATAGAGGCTGCTTCTACGGTGCGTTCCTCCATGCCGATCTTTTCACGGCGGCGGGTCTGCGGGTTGTAGTCCCATTTCGGGGTGGTGTAGGTATAAGGCGTGGCTTTCATGGCTTTGTTTGCGCCATCCAGTACAGGCAGCCACATTTCATGCGAAACGCCCTCAATCGTGACCGAGGTATACACCATGAAGCCGGTTATGGGGTCATAAACATAGGGCAGGCCGTTGAATTTCTTGACCTCGTAGCTGGCAGCGGGATACAGCTTCTTCACCTCTGCCCAAGCATACGCCCAGCTTACATATTTCAGTTCCGTGCTGCCGGACTTTTTGACTTCCAGATGATCTTTGAAGTCGATAGCAAATAATTTTACGAATGGATTTTCCGTAGTCATAATCAAACCTCCAAGAAAAAAGGCGGCAGAGAAGCTGCTCCCTGCCGCCATACAATTATGCCGCATGAACGATGGTAAACCTGCGGCTGCTCACATTTTTGCTGTACTGGTTGAAAATGTCCGGTTGCTCTTTCCGCAGGCGTTGGGAATCCACACGCTTGCTTTCGGAGGATACCCACGACACCTTATAGCCCGGTGCTGTGCCATAGGCGGCATCCTGCATTTGCAGCTTGACCTGCTGCTCGATAGCCGTTTTCTCCTGTTCCATCTGCTCGATTTGGTCAGAAAGCTCCTGCCGCTTATCCAGAAGTCCATGCAGCGCACTCAGGTCAGCGGTCTTGTCCCGGTTATCCACCTCATAAAGTTGGTTGATTTTCTGTGTGTCGCTATCACAGCCGTTGGGAGCCGGAGGAATCTGTGGAACCACATAACGTGTCCAGAAACGTTCTTCCTTATCAATGAAATCAGAAAGCACCTGCTTATCTGTCACGATCTTGTGGATCACTAGCTCTCTGCCGAAAATCAGAGCCGCCACATACCAGCAGTCGAAACCGCTGACGGCTAAGTAATGGTCAACCTGCGCCAGATAGTGAGCCGGGATTTTGCCGTCTGCCCACTTATCTGCGGAGAAGGGCGAGACTGTCTTGCATTCCAGCCCGGCCTTCTGTCCAACGATCAGGCGGTCAAAGTCTGCCAGAAGCAGCGGATGTTCCTCGCTCTGATAGATAGCGTTTGCACGGCGCACCTTCAGGCCGGTTGCTTCGGTAAACCGCTGCGCCACATAATCCTCCAAGTCACGACCCTGCCGCATGGCTTCGTTGTCGATATTTTCAATGGTATCGCTGATTTTATCGTGGTAAACCTGAAATGCCGAACGGTAGGGATTCAGGCCAAGGATAGCTCCGGCATCCGTGCCGGTAATGCCGCATTTGCGGTAACGGAGCCAATCTTCTTTGGACAAGTTCCGTGTGGATACAAGTCGTTTCATGCAATGTTCAGCCTCTCTTTCATCTGCTCTTCTACGATAGAGAAATCATATTCCACCAAGTCTTTGATAATGGTGGAAAACTCATCCACCAAGGTACGGTCATCATCCAGCCACAGGGTATACAGGAAATTCAGAATGTTCCGCTGCACCCGGAGATGGTTCCAGAAACGCTCGTCCATCTGCTTTTCGATGTCCAGTGTAATCAAGGCACTGACGATAGTGCTTTTCATCGTGATCTCGTATGCCGTGGTACAAGTTGGCTTTGGAAAATCGGCTTCAAGGCTGTTCAGGAACTCAGAAAATTCCCGGACAGCCCGGTTGCTCACATCATTCATAGTTCGCTCCTTTAGGCTGCTGCCAGCACCATCTTGTAGGCTTTGTCGATCATGGGATTGCCCTCTGCGGTGCGCAGGAACAGATTTTCGTTGTAGTTGCGAGTTTTACGGATGGGGTCTGCATGGGTGGCGAAGTCCGAAACAGCGTTCACGAACCGCCATCCGTTCTTTCCAACCCACTCCAAATCAGGTGCATTATAATAGCGGGCCTTCAAATCTTCCTGCAAGCGCAGGTTATTCTTCCGCTGGCCATCGGTTAAGTCTTCCGTGATGGGGAAGAACTCGTTGATAAATTCCTGCACCTTGCGGTCAGACAGCTTGATGGTGGTCAGCTCATGGATGCCCTTGCCCAGTTCCCCCATGTAGCTGTTGGCAAGCTGTAAGGTTTCACGGGCGTCCTGCACACGGAGCAGAACATTTTCAGTGTGGCGAGCAGTCCAGATACGCTTTGCAGTACCCAGAGCCAAATTCAAGGTATTCTGGCAGACCACACGAACCGGGGTCATAGCGACTTTTACACCAGAACTGCCATCATGGCTGTTGAAGAACACAAGATAGGGGGTTACTTCGTCTCCAGCGATGATGTACTTCTCCGGCAGCTTCGCCAGCATCCAGACCTTCTTGCCGCCCTGCAAAGAACCGGAAGTTTCATAAGTAACGCCCTCACCCAGCAGGTCATCCGTGAACTGAAATGCTTCTTCGTTCTGCACAATGCGGTAGCGGTCAGATACGACACCGAGTACGGCATCATCGGTGCTGCGGACGTTAGCCCGATAACCGGGGATCATAGCACCCGTGCCGGAATAGATGTTGCGGCTCTCCACCTGCCAATCCAGACCAGCCAGTTCCAGAGCCTCACGGCTTGCAGGAGCATCCATCACAATACGGCCAAGGCCATGCCAAGGGGTCTCACGGACAGAGAACATGGTTTCAACGTTTGCGGGCATAATCTTTACCTCCAAAATTTTTGATTATCTTATCTCTTTTCGATCTGATGAGCCATCCAGACAATGATTTTCGCAGCACCTTTTCCGGCTGCTTTCATCACCTCCACCAATACTTTTTCTAAGATTTCTGCCATTGATTTTTCCTCCGTTTTTCTGTAAAAATCAAAGACCAGTAAGCTGATGTGATTGCTTACTGGTCTTTCTATCCAATGATATAATATATCATTATATCGGCTTCAGATACGCCTAACTTGTACCAAGTGTGTCCGATGTGTCAGTGTTTTTGCGAATCAGTCTTATGTTTTCGTGTCTTTCAGGTGTTTTATAGGTGGAGATATAAGGATATAAAAAACTTGTTTTGAAAATCTCTGACACAACCGGCACAGCTGACACAGCCTCCTACTTCTGAGTTTTCGACCAGATTCCCACAACCACCGTGAGATCCTGCCATTCATTTTTACGGATTCCCTGATTTCTGGATGCCTTAAAAGCCTTTGCCTCCTCAAAGGAAATCGAAAAGCGTGCCATCTCTACAAAGCCATCCATCGTATATACTGCGGCGTTTCTCGCCCGTACCTCTGACATCTGAAAGTCGAGTGCCCAGCGAAATTCTTCATTTGTCAAAGGCGTGATTTGCGCCACACAGCTGTTGATAAGCTCCCGATCAACATCGTTCTTTGATGCCCGCTGCCATTCATCCAGCTTCTGCGAGATCCGCTTCATGTCCAGTGCTCCACTGCGTTCATCCTCCTGTTCTACGCTCTCATACTGGGATTGCAGATCTGCGATCTGGTTGTCTAAGCCTTTGCGGCGTTCCATAAGTTCCTGTTTGGTGATGATGCCGTCTGCACACAGGTCAATATACTTGTCCAGCCGCTCTCTCTGCTTAGCGATGCTCTTTTCTAGCATTGCCTTTCTGGAAATACGAACCGTCTTTTCCTCTGCCATACAGCGGCTCAGGATTTTATAGACCTCTTTGACTGTCTTTCCCTTGTCAAATGTGAGATGTTCAAACACCTTTGCCGCCATCAAGTCCAGCTTCCACTCACTGATAGCCTTGATTTGGCAGCTGATACTCAAATCAAGGCCATGCTCCTGCAAATAGCCGATGCTCGGCCTGCGTGTACGGCGGTAGCACTGAAATCCATGAATTACAGCACCATCCCGGTTCACACGCCACTTGAACTGAATAAATCCTGCACCGCAACTGCAACGCAATTTTGCCGTCCAGACCGACTTTGGCGTATTTCTCATGTACTTGTGCTTTTTTCCGGTTTCATCGATTACTCGTGCTGATCTCGATGCCAAAATCTGCTGGCATCTCTCCCACATTTCTTCCGAAACCAATGGCTCAAAATCCCCTTTCACATAGATGTAGCTGCTTTCATCCAGATTTTTGATACGCTTCTGCGTCAAGTAGCCGTCACTATGGGATTTATTATAGCAAATGCATCCCTTATAGGTTGCATTGTGCAGGACCCGACTCACCTTGGAAGCGTCCCACGAAACATGACCTCCCGCATCCAACCGTCCAAGACGATATAACTCTGCGACTATTTTCTGTAGGCCGACTTCACCACTCGAATACATCTGGAAAATCAACCTTACAGTTTCAGCCTGTTCCGGTTCGGGAACATAGGTTCCATTCTCCCTGCGGTATCCCAAGATGTTTCCGTTGCCATACAGAATGTGCTTCTCCCTGCTGATTCTCTGCCCAGCCTTCACACGTTCTGAGATTTTGCGGCTTTCATCCTGTGCCATGGAAGACATGAGCGACAGTCGGAGTTCGCCATCATCGGCAGCCGTGTTGATACTGTCATTGATAAAAAGCACATCCACACCCATAGCCTTCATCTGGCGCGTATAGGACAAAGCATCCACCGTATTTCGTGCAAAGCGGCTCACCTCACGGGTAATGATAAGGTCAAATTTATCTTTCCTTGCATCCTCCATCATACGCAAAAACTCTGGCCTCTTCTGTGCTTGTGTTCCGGTGATGCCTTGGTCTACGTAGACCTCCACGATTTCCCAGTCCGAATGCCGGGAACATTCGATTTTATACCACTCCAACTGATTTTCCAGCGCATTGATTTGCGCCTCATGCTCTGTTGAGACACGAGCATATACTGCTACTCGCATGTTTTTACCTCCATTTTCTTGCTTTTTCGGATAAAAAGAAAGGCTCTGGCAGAATCCTCCACCAGAGCCTTTCTCTGTTGCTTACGAAGCCTTTGCAGGCGGTTCTTCCTCCTGCTCACGCTTCATCCGAAGGAAGTTCTGATAGGTAGGCAGGTTCAGCAGTCCTGCCACAAAAAGAGCTTCGATCAGACAGTAAGCCATCGCCTTTTCGTCAACGTCCATCGTCGTAACACCTCCGTAGTGCTTGTGATCGTGCTTCGGCTCACAGATATAACGTATCATCGAAATGTCTGACGTTACGGACGAAGGCGGATACCATAGAACCCCCACACCGGGTTTTCCGAGGCGGTGAGACGCTTTCGGTCACGAACACCGCCAGCCTGCTCCATGTACTTGTTGAACGCTGTAGCGCTGCACGGACATGTGCCGTTTTCATCGCAACAGGCCTCATACGCCCTCCTCAAATCAGATGTAGCAGTAAAATAGTTGTAGTCCCCCATTTCACAGTGGTTTTCAAGGAACTCTTTAAGATAGTCCATCGAGTTTTTCCGCTGTATCCCTCTCATGCAGTCCACATCAGGAATCGGTGGAAACTGCCAGCCTTGCTTCATCAGTTTTCTAGCATACTGAAGTGCTTTCGTCACGATTGCATCGCGCTCCTTCCAGAGTTTTTTAGCAAGATCCGGGTCTCTTTCATCCTTCGGAACAGATTTCATGAACGGAAGGAAGATAATCCGGTCAAGAAATGCCGGATCGTTTGAATCGATTCTCAGGAGGAAATTGGTCGCAAACAAAAACTTCATATTATGATCGAGCTTTAGCGACCTCTGATTTTTGCGCTGGATTTCGATGCTGTCTCCACCGGTGATCCGCTTCAGTTTGGACACTGCACTTGCATTCAGCACTTCCTGCGGAAGATCTAAGGAGATGTTGATTCTGGAGTACAGCAGCGACTCCGTTTCAAACTTACCACCCAGTTCACCAAGCGAGAGGTTGCTCACCGAGTTTTCCGGATAAAGTTTCTGTATGGTATTGCCCAAGATACTCTTGCCAGAGTTCGGAGCATACCCCATAACGAAGAAATATTTTCCGTTTGAAGGCTCAATCAGAAGATACCCAAGTGCCATCATAAAACGCTCCTTCAGATCTTCACGACCCTCAGTAATCGTATCGAGAAACTCGTCGAACACCGGGCATTCGGCATCCTCATCATAGCAAGCATCCAGAACGGTAAATGTTATACGCTTGGAGCTATGATGTTTCAGCTTCATTTTATTGAGATACAAGATCCCGTTTTTCAAAGGACAATATGGTTTATCTTTAAGCGAATCTTCATACTTCAAACGAGGATTCGCCTTCATACATTTATAAATATCCAGATGATTTCGGAGGTTTTTCACCCCGTCAAGCCCTGGACTTATGTATTGACGGTAAAGAGCTACAACGCCCTCAGCGTCGATCGCTTCATAGTATTGATCATTATAATGGTATAACACGGATTTTCTATAGAGAAAGTCCGTTTTTTCAAGCATTTCTTCTTCCATCTGGCAAACAGATGGTTGCCTAAACCGCCCCTTTGCTGGCGATTCTTGTTCGCCATCGGTAAATTGTGCATCTTCATCACCCCCTTCCACAAAAGCAGCCAGTTCCAAAAGATCTACGCCCTCAGATGAAGCATTGGCCTTCTTCTTGGCCTTCTTCTTGGTCTTCTTTTTTTGTTTTTTCCTACGTTTTTCCTGACGCTGCTTCGATGCCATCTCATACATCGAAACAAACGGCTCATCGCTGTTATCAGGAAATTCGTCCGGATATTCACCCATATCTTCTTCAAATACAAGTGAATCCGAATCCGCTGGTGAGCCGCGTCGTTCCACTATCATGGGGTCATCATCTGGGCCTGAGTCAGGTTCCAGACCACGCCTTGGCACAATGAACGACTGGTCACCATCTGGTGGTTGGCCTGTGTAGTCTTCATCACAGGAATCAGAATCATAAGCATCATCTTTTTTCATGGTTAGAAACCTCCGTTTAATATTTTGCCCTTGGACATGTTCCTTGGGCTTGGCTGTATTCTATCATAATTCCATCCCCGACGATACTTGATTCCTTGAGTTTTTTATTTTAATTTTTTTGCTGTTTTACGTTGTTTTTTTGCAATTCAAAATTCAAAATACTGAAAACTCTCAGGCTTTCAACATCTTTTCAACAACAAAATTGGCGTAGGTGGTTCCCTACAAATCACCTACGCCAATTTTGTTATTTATTTAACTCTGCTCTTCGCTCTACAATCCTTTTCTTTAATTCTTCTAACTCTTCATTTATTTTATTATAATCCACCGTCGGATCGAGATGATATTCAGATATTATGCTTCGAATTTCCCGATCACACTTTTCTATTGCTTGACTCGCTTTTCTACATGCAACGCATTCATCCTTTGTCTTATATGGCAATTCAAAAATTATTTTCAAATTCTCTCTTAATTCATCATATGCCCAATTAGCCTCATCCTTGGTTGATCCAAACAAATCCAACCATCTCATTTCAACCATCTCATTAGTAATTCTGATATTTGGATTATTCGCTAATGCCTCCATGCCTATTCTCAAAGCCATTCTCTGCGCATATCCAATTTCTGATGTCTTTCCTTTTTCTATCAACGTGACTACATCGTCTTCTTTTTCGCTTCCATAGTAACAACTGAAAATATCCTGTAGAAAAGACACATTTTCTTCAGTCAACTTAATGCGGTTGTCTTTACTCAGAAATTCATGTGCTCCAACCATACAATCTTTATCCTCATCGTAAAATTTTCCCATTACAATGTCGAACGCTTTATCCAATTTCTTTTTATAAAACGTTGTGTAGTTATTTATTCCTCCTTTCGCCTTACCCCCAACTTCATTTTTCTTTTTTCCTTTAACTCTGCCACAATCAAGCATTTCCGAACCATTTTCTCGCTCATTCCAACTTGAGATATAAAAACAATTTGCTTGCTCTGCCCATATTCTCAAAAGCAACTGCCTCATTGATGTTGTATTTTTCACTCTGCTTTCTTTAGGGATCTCATTATATATTTCATCAATAATTTCTATACAACTATCATTTATCTCTATTTCATCTGCATACAATCCCTTCATGATTTCTTCACGATCTTGTTTATATTTTTCTTCCAGTATTCTCAATTTTATATTTGCATTTTTTTGCACCCGTTGAATTTCTTCAACTGCGTATTTTTCAAACTTTTCAACCTGCTCATTGAATTCATCATCATTCCATGCTTGCCTCTTTATTGCCTTCCATCTTTCTCTCAATTCATTATTGCCATACTTCATTTTATTTTCCTCAATATGCTTTTCGATAAACAAACCCTCCCCGGCAAAACCATTCAGTTTCACCGGGGAGGGTTTATCATACGCTTATCTTCCCATGTTTTGCGCGATTATTGCATCTCGATGCAACAATCTTACTTTCTGGGATTTTTGATAGCAGCCTGTCCTGCATTTTATAAATCGAGTGCGAAAGAAACAGCTTGTTTTCGTTATTTTTCGTCTTTCATCTCGATTTTTCCTAATTGAAATTCCGGAACGTAGTATTCTGTGTTTTTATTTTGGCTCAAAAATTTTTCTGTTTTCAGTCCGTCTTTTATATTATAGCAGACTTTTCTTATCATAAAAGAGGTCACTGAAAATTTCCATATCATTAGAAAGGAGATGGTTTTCCACATGAACAAGCACTCACAGTTGAAAATCCGAGGACACACCAAATGACGCTCGACTACTTCTATGGGCAGTCGGGCGAACTGTTTTCCTACTTCCGCATCCCAAAGGCATTGTTTCAGGACAGCCGTTTTCGGCAGCTTTCTACGGATGCCCGGACTCTGTACGGTATCCTGCTTGACCGCATGAGCCTGTCGGTCAAGAACGGTTGGATGGACAAGCAGGGGCGGGTGTATATCATCTACACTGTCCGGGAGGTACAGGAATCCCTCTGCTGCGCTGAACACAAGGCGGTCAAGTTATTCCGTGAGCTAGAACAAATCGACCTAATCGAACGCAAGCGGCGCGGTCTGGGCAGACCCAGCCTGATCTACGTCAAAGACTTTACCACAGGGTTGTCAAAAACGCGCAATCTGAATTGCGCAAACAGCAATTCAGGCGTTGCCCAAAGCGCAGTTCAGGAGCCGCTAAAACCGCAAGCAAATAAGACTGATAATAATAATACAGAGATGAATAAACCTGATCCTATCCACTCAGGGGACATTCGTGAACAGCTTGAGGATTATTTTTATCAGGAGTTGGAGGTCGAGCTGCTGCTCCGGCTTTTCCCGGATGATGAGGACACCATCTATCAGATCGTGGATTTGCTGGTGGACACCTGTGCAACCAAGCGCAGGATGCTCCGAATCGCCGGGGATGATAAGCCCGCCGAGGTGGTGCGCAGTCGGCTGAAAAAGTTGAATGCAGACCACATCCGCTTTGTGCTGAACAGTCTTGCCGAAAATGCTACTCCGGTGCGGAACATGAAGCAGTATCTGCTTGCCTCGCTCTACAATGCGCCCACGACCATGAATCTACACTATCAGAACCTGACGAACCATGACTTTGCGCATGGTTCCCGGAAAGCGGGGTGATGTTATCGCAAAGAAAGCTACGATTATCGCAGTCACAAACCAGAAAGGCGGTGTCGGAAAAAGCACTACCTGTGAAAATCTGGGTATTGGGCTGGCAATGGAGGGCAAGAAAGTTCTGCTTGTGGACACTGACCCGCAGGGCAGTCTTACCATCAGCATGGGCTGGCAGCAGCCGGACGAACTGCCCACCACGCTGTCTACGCTGATGCAAAAGGCAATGAACGACCAGCCTATCCAGCTCGGTGAAGGCATCCTTCACCATGCAGAGGGCGTAGACCTCATCCCTGCCAACATCGAATTGGCAGGACTGGAGGTGGCTCTGGTAAACAGCATGAACCGTGAGAAAACGCTCAAACAGGTGCTGGATGGGGCAAAACGGGAGTACGATTATATTTTGCTGGACTGTATGCCCTCTCTGGGGACGCTCACCATCAATGCTTTGGCGGCAGCTGATACCACACTGATTCCTGTTCAGGCACAATACCTGTCCGCCAAAGGTTTGGAACAGCTTTTGCAGACTGTCGGCAAGGTGCGGCGGCAGATCAACCCGAAATTAAAAATCGAGGGCATCCTGCTCACCATGACGGACAACCGCACCAACTACGGAAAGCAGATCGACACCCTGATACGCCAAGCATACGGCAGCAAAATCAAGGTATTCGACCAGACCATTCCCCGGTCTGTCCGTGCCGCCGAAACCAGTGCCGCAGGAAAGAGCATTTTCCAGCATGACCCAAAGGGCAAGGTGGCAGAAGCCTACCAATCTTTAGCGAGGGAGGTGTTGGCAGATGCCGAAAAGCGGCTTAAACGTAGCTCTGAAAGGGCTAGATGACCTGTTCAGTTCAGAGGAAACCCGACAGGAAGAACAGCGTGAACAGGTACAGCAGATTCCTGTGGATGAACTTTTCCCATTTAAGAATCATCCGTTCAAAGTTCTTGACGATGATGCAATGACCCGGACAGTGGAAAGCATTTCGCAGTTCGGTGTGCTGGCTCCGCTCATCGCCCGCCCCAGACCAGAGGGCGGCTACGAAATTATCTCTGGGCATCGCCGGAAACACGCCGCAGAACTTGCCCATCTGGACACTGTGCCTGTCATTGTGCGGAACATGGAGGATGATGCCGCCACGATATTGATGGTCGATTCCAATTTGCAGAGAGAACACATCCTGCCCAGTGAGCGGGCGTTTGCCTACAAGATGAAGCTGGATGCGATAAAAAATCAAGGTGCTAGGTCGGATTTAACTTCGTCCCAAGTTGGGACGAAGTTGAGAGCCGATGAAAAAGTGGCAAAAGATTCAGGCGAAAGCCGCAATCAAGTCCAGCGTTTTGTGCGTCTGACAAACCTTGTCCCTGAACTACTGGACATGGTGGACGAAAAGAAAATCTCGTTTAACCCTGCGGTGGAATTATCTTATCTTGATGCAAAACAGCAGCAAGATTTTTTAGAAGCAATGGATGCTTCCCAGAATGCGCCCTCTCTTTCGCAAGCCATACGGATAAAGAAGCTGGCGCAGCAAAACGAGTTCAGTTATGATGCTGTCTACGACATTATGAACGAGGAAAAGAAAAGCGAACTGGACACCGTGACCATCAAAAACGAAACCCTGCGGAAATACTTTCCGCGCAGTTACACGCCCCGGCAGATGGAAAGCATCATCATCAAGCTGCTCGACCAGTGGCAACTGAAAAAGCAGCAGGCAAAACAAAAGAAGCAGGAAGAAGCGCGTTGAGCGCAGACTGAACCAAGAGACCCGATTCGGGTCTTTTTATTTTGCAAAAATAACGGAGGAAACGCCTATGAACAACACCATTGATTTCAAAACCGCAAAGACCATCGACACCATGAGCAAGAAAATCGACCACATCGACGATGCCATGACGGGCTTCTTCTCTTTTCTGCACATGGCAATGCAGAACGAACTTGCCAGTACGGATGTCTTTTTCGCCGCCGTGTCGCCCGTTCTGGATTTGACCGTGATTCAGCCGAAGGAGGCTCCGCACATCCTGCCCTGCTTTGACGAGAACGATGCCGGCTATGGCATCTCGAAGGAGGAACCGCTGGGTTTCCGCTACAATCCCAAACAGGTCATCAAGCTGATGGGCAAGCGGTATCTGACCGGGCCGGTGATTTTCCACCGCTATACGGATGATGGCAAGTTCGCACCCCTGACCATGAGCGATATGTTTGCCATCCAGAAGTATCTGGAAAACGCCAGTGTCACGCTGATGGTCGATGCGGATGCGCTGACCTGCATCTGCATCGACTGAGGTGTGTCTATGAAAGAATTTGAAGTGGAAATCACGGAAACCCTGCAAAGGACTGTGGTGATTCGTGCAGGGTCACGCGCAGAAGCAGAAGTTCTTGCGGAAGAACTGTGGAATAACGAAGAATTTGTGCTGGGAGCAGAGGACTTTGTCGGCGCAGAATTTTCTGCCGTAAGTGAAAAAGAAATCGCCCCCAAATACCGAAAAAGAAAGGATGAAATGGAGCGGTGACAAGTTTCTTTATTGGGTTCGCATTTTTTGAGTTTGGCGTACTCTGCGGCTTCTTTACCGCAGCCCTGATGAATGCGGCGCGCACGGAGCGGGAAACCACCATCAGATATGAGGAGAACAGATATGGAGCAGGAAAAGAACACTCTGACAGTGCTTGAAATTGCGCCAAGTCAGTATCCGAAACAGGTCAAAATCGACAACGACCTGAAAGCATTGCAGCAGGCAGTCGGCGGCTCCATCGGTGCCACTTATCCCTTTGATAATCCTGTTGCCATCGTCTACAACGATGATGAGAAGCTGATGGGTCTGCCCCTGAACCGCGCCCTGCGGGATGAGCATGGCGAAGCCTACGATGTGATTGCTGGAACTTTTCTGGTGGTCGGTCTGGGCGAAGAAGATTTTGCATCCCTCACCCCGGAACTGGCAGAGAAATTTGAGAAGCAGTTTCATCAGCCGGAATCCTTTATTCCGCTGGGGCGCAGGATGCTGGTCGTTCCCGTTCCCGATGAAGCCATGCGCACGGACGAAAAGAAAGCGGCTCCCCGCCAGTCAGCCGAGCATGACCGATGAAAGCAGTTTTTCGTGCAGGAGGTGGTGAAAATTGCAGGAAGAAATCGAGCAGAAATCATTCAACCTGATGATTTCGACCACGAAACTGTCTGCCCGGACAGTCCTCAATGCGGTAAAAGCGGCGATACGACTGTATCAGTCCAAGGCATCTCAAGGCAAGCAGAGCGTCCGTACACTCCTGCGGCAGAATCGCGGCGTGTCCAGCGTAGAGATCAGCAAGACCGGTATCAAAGGCTTTGAACGGTATGCCAAAAAGTACGGCATCGACTATGCCATCCGAAAGGACAGCTCCGAAGTGCCGCCCAAGTATCTGGTCTTTTTCAAAGCCCCAGATGCCGAAGCATTTCAATCGGCTTTCAAGGAGTATTCGGCTTCTCTCCTGAGTAAATCGAAGCGTCCCTCCGTTCTTGCCAAGCTGCATGAACTGGTACAGGCTGCGGCAGAACTTCCCGGCAAAGTCCGGCACAAGGAACAGGAGCGTGGGCTGTGAACACAAAGAAGCTGACAAAACTTCTGGCTCTGTATCTGCCCTATATCCTGCTGGGACTGGTGGCAACGAACTTTGGTGAAGCATGGCGGCTTGCCGAGGGGAAGGAACTGGGCGAACGAATCATGTCCATGATGGGAACACTCCCGGCTGCATTTGCGAACCCGCTTCCCAGTCTGCCCCCACTGGATTTGCTTATTGGTATTTCCTGCGGCGCAGGACTACGGCTTGCCGTATATTTGCGAAGCAAAAACGCCAAGAAATACCGGCACGGCATGGAGTACGGCTCTGCCCGGTGGGGCAACGCCAAGGACATTGATCCTTTTCAGGCTCCGAAATTTGCAGACAACATCATTCTGACAAAAACGGAACGTCTGATGATGAGCAACCGACCGCCCGACCCGAAGAATGCGCGAAACAAAAACGTGCTGATTGTGGGCGGTTCCGGCAGTGGTAAAACCCGGTTTTGGCTGAAGCCGAACCTGCTTCAGTGCCACAGCTCGTATGTAGTCACTGACCCCAAGGGCAGTATCGTGGTCGAATGTGGGAACGCGCTTCTGAAGAACGGCTACAAGCTGAAAATCCTGAATACCATTAACTTTTCTAAGTCGATGCACTACAACCCCTTTGCCTACGTCCACAGCGAAAAGGACATTTTGAAATTGGTGACAACGCTGATGAGCAACACAAAGGGCGATGGCAGCGGCGGCGATCCTTTCTGGGAAAAATCGGAACGGCTCTTGCTGACTGCGCTGATTGCGTATCTGCATTATGAAGCACCGAAAGAAGAACAGAACTTCGCCACTTTGCTGGAAATGCTCAACACAATGCAAGTCAGCGAAGATGATGAGGACTTTCAGAACCCGGTTGACCTACTCTTTGAAGATTTGGCACGGAAGAAATCCAATTCTTTTGCAGGGCGGCAGTACAAGCTCTACAAACTTGCGGCAGGTAAAACGGCAAAGTCCATCCTGATTTCCTG